CGTACTGGTTGTGATAGCGGTTGAATGTCTGCAGGAGTTCGGGAGTGATGGCATCGTCGAACTGACTTTGATATTGCATCCACTTGTTGAAGGCCATGAAGACCTCGATAACGTCAACCACACTGGTGTGCTTGTCGAGCTTCTCGATGGTCGATGAGAACTTAGCGAGTTTGTCGGCAAGTCCGTTGAGTGCCGTGGGGTCTTCCGACTTGGTCACCTCGTCGAGCATCTTGTCGATGGCACGCAGCAGCTTATTGACCAGTTCGGGACGAGTGACGTTCTGGGCGGCACGCTGTTCTTGCCATCCCTCATCGTTGACCCACTTTGAAATGGTCTGCTGACTTATGCCTGTCTTCTCCGCTATGACCTTCTGCGTCTCCCCGTTCATGAAGAGCACACGTGCGTAGTCCTTCTTTTCTTCTCTGTCTTTTTTAGTTGCCATTGTATTCTGTTAACAGTTTTACGTTTATAACACTGCAAAAATGGGGATAAATGCTTGATAAAGAAAAAGGAATAGATAGTCTTAAAGTCGCGCTTTTGGCTACGGAGAAAAATAGTCAAATTTGCATCAGTCAAAACAAACAACGACTTTTTATTTCGCAACAAAAGATGAAAGATGTGATTATATCAACAAGCGGACTGAACAGCTACGGCAGCCGGGTGCTTACGGAAGGCATCGACTTGGCGCAGTACAAGCGCAATCCTATAATACTATGGATGCACCGCCGTTGCTGGGAGGGCGATTCGATGCCAATCGGCCGCATGACAAACATCCGCACGGATGGCGACCTTCTGATCGGTACACCCGAGTTCGACATGAACGACGAGTTTGCCAAGAAGATAGCCCAGAAGTGGGACAAGGACTTCTTGCGCATGGCGAGTGCCGGCATCGAGATTAAGGAGGTTTCGGTTGAGCCTTCAATGTTGGTCCCGGGACAGACCCGACCAACGATAACAAAGTCGAAGCTCTTGGAGGTGAGCATAGTCGATATCGGTGCTAATGACGATGCACTCCGTCTGATGAAGGGCGGCAAGGTGCTGACACTGGCAAGCGGTGAAGAGTGTGACGTTCTGCCCTTGCTCGCTAAGCCAGCCGAACCAGCCACAAAGATGGCACAAGGGAAACAAAATGATAACAACAACACTATTAACAATAACGAGAATATGAACGAGAAAATCAATTTAGCGCTTGGACTTTCCAAGGACGCAACAGAGGCCGAAGCGCTTGCTGCTATTGTCGGGCTTCAGAGTAAGGCTAAAGAGGTGGAGACACTCCAGCTCGCAGCCATCACATCAGCCGTCAACGTGGCTATTGCTGAGAAGCGTATCACAGAGGCTAACCGTGAGCACTTCGTCAACCTCGGTAAGAAAGTAGGCATCGAGAGTCTTCAGGCAACTCTCCAGCTCATGCAGCCAGCCGTTAAGCCTACCGACGTCATCAAGCCGTCAGCAGCACCACAGCCTGCAACATTTGCCAAGGGCAAGACATGGGACGAACTCGACCGTGAGGGCAAGCTCCTCGAGTTTAAGGCTCAGGACTTCGAAGGTTTCAAGGCAATGTATAAGTCTACATTCGGAGAAGACTACGTAGAGTGAAGAGTGAAGAGTGAAGAGTGAAGAGTGAAGAGTGAAGAGTGAAGAGTGAAGAGTGAAGAGTGAAGAGTGAAGAGTGAAGAATGCGAGTTGCCACAGCCGCATGACCGTACAACCTCACGACCTCATAACCTCACGACCGTACAACCTCACGACCTCATAACCTCACGACCGTACAACCGTACAACCTCATAACCTCACGACCGTACAACCGTACAACCTCCGTTTAACACTCATTTAACGACCATTTAACAACCATTAAACAAGCATTAAACAATGGCACTTAACAGACATATCTGGTTGTCGTCAATTGTTGACAACCTTTATCCAGACGACAGTTTCGTCAGCAAGTCAGTAGATGATTCTGCATTCGTCAACTTCAACACGGTGCATGTACCTAACGCCGGCGCTGCATCGTCCGTTGAGAAGAACCGCGGCACAATTCCAGTCACAACCGTGGGCACTCGTGAAGATCAGGATCTCTATTATCAGATTGGCGAGTTCACATCTGCACCTGTACGTGTGGAACATGCCGAGACAGTAGAGCTTTCTTACGACAAGCGTAACAGCATCCTCAACAACGACCGTCAGGCTATCCGCAATGCGGTGGCTCAGGATCTTCTCTATCAGTGGGCAGTTCTCACCAACTACAAGGAGACGACCGGTGCAGCCCGTACGCCTCACACTTCGTCAACAGCCACCGGCAATCGTAAGAAGATTACCAAGGCCGATGTGCTCGCACTCGCAGTGAAGTTCAACGAGGACGACATCCCGGCACAGGATCGTTACCTTCTTCTCGATGCAACCATGTACGCCGACCTCCTCGACGCGCTCACAGGCACCGAACTCAGTGCGTTCCTTGCCAGTGCTGACGCTCAGAAGGGCATCGTCGGTCAGTTGTATGGTTTCAACGTGATGCAGCGCAGCAAGGTGCTCCGCTTGAAGGCCGACAAGTCTGCCATCATCGAATGGGTCGGTGGCACCGCCGCAACTGGCGAACTCGCTGCAGGTCTTGCATGGCAGAAAGATTGCGTGAGTCGTGCACTCGGCAACGTTGAGATGTTCAGCAAGCAGGGCGATCCTCAGTACTATAGCGACATCTATTCATTCCTTGTTCGTGCCGGTGGTAAGTACCGTCGTTACGACAAGAAGGGAGTGTCTTTGCTCATTGAGGCAGCAAGCGCGTAACGCTTCGCGAGTGAAGAGTGAAGAGTGAGGAATGAAGAGTGAAGAGTGAAGAGTGAAGAGTGAAGAGTGAAGAATGCGAGTTACTCCATTCACCAATTCTCAATTCTCAATTATCAATTATCAATTGTCAATCAGAGTATCGTCCCTTAACTCCTCTTTACTCCTTCTTACTCCACTTTACTCCCCAAAACCGCACAACCGTATAACCGTATAACCGTACAACAACAATGAAAAAACTCAAATACCTTGTCATTCATTGCACGGCTACTCCAGAGGGTCGTGATGTGTCGGCGGCCGAAATACGGCGCTGGCACACATCCCCGAGTAGCCAAGGCGGCCGCGGATGGAAACAGGTCGGCTATACTGACCTGTTCCACCTCAACGGTAGCGTGGAGCGACTCGTCAACAACAACGAAGATGAGTGGGTTGACGACTGGGAGGTGACGAACGGAGCTAAGGGCTACAATGAGGTTAGCCGCCACATAGTTTACGCTGGTGGTGTGGCTCGCGACGGAAAGACTCCGAAGGACACTCGCACAGAGGAGCAGCGCAAGGCAATGGCCGATTATGTCCTGGCATTCATGAAGGAACATCCAGGTGTGAAGGTCGTTGGTCATAATGAACTGGCTCAGAAGGCTTGTCCGAGCTTCGATGTGAAGGAATGGCTAAAGAGTATTAAGGAATAGACACTGTCTGAAGCGTTCAGCTATGAGGCAGCCTCGGAACGGAACAACAACATGGGCGAACGCTCAGAACGGTGAATAAAATCAAAGTTGCGCAACTTTGCCCGAAAAGTTCTCAACTTTTACGGCAAAGTTCTCAACTTTCAAAAACAATGATCACTACATGGCAAATTTAAAAGTAAAGAAAGTGCAGGTCATCAATCCTGCCACAAAGGTAAAGGGCTTCACAGCTCGTGTCATCTGTAACGGTACAAAGGCATTTGCCGACATCGTGGAGGGTGCTACCCATAACACCACAATCCACAAGGCGGAAATTACAGCCGCATGTATGCTCTTCGTCGAAGGCATAGCTCAGTACATCAAACAGGGCTACATTGTTGACCTTGGCGACATTGGCAAGCTCTACCCAAGTGCAAAGGCAAAGTGGCACGAGAAGGAAGATGAGGTGACAATGGACGATGTGAAGCCACACGTTTACTTTGCCCCAAGCGACGACATCGAGTCGGCCATTAAGGGCGCAAAGCTCTCGTGGGTGACAAAGAAAGACGAAGAGGCTGAGAAGGAGAAGCAGGAACAGGCTGAGACTGACGACCCAGCCCCAGAACCTACGACAGGCGGCGATGGTGACGACGACTTGTAAGAGAGAGAGAGACACACCAAATTCATTCAGTAAAAATAACCCCTAATCCCTAATTAAGATGAGCGAGACAGTGTTGATGATCATCTCAGCGGTCGTAGGATGCAGCGCCATAGCAGCACCCGTCGGCGCATGGATTGGTTCGAAGCTTACGAGCGAGAAGTACAAGGTGGAGGTTGACGGACTGAGGGCCGAAGTTCGCAAGCAGGTGGCCGAAGCATGCAGTAAGGAATTAGACAATGCTCAGAAGGCTAATGAGATGCTCATGGACACTGCCGCTCAGCTAAAGAAGGAAGTGGACAACCTAAGAAGAGATGTCAACAAACTACGTAAAGCTGTGGAGAAGATTCCCTCTTGTCCTTATAGTGATAATTGCCCTGTCAGTAAGCAACTGCAGTGTGGCGAGACGGACAGCAGAGAGACAGACCACACAGCTAAATAGTCAGCAGCAGGAGACAGTCGAGGACAGCTCCCACACGGAAGAGAGTGCGACAGGACGTGCATTGGCAGCGCAAGAGGTAGCGAACAGGCATATCAGAACAACCGACACGGAAGGCTCGCGTATCGTGAACCAGGCACTGCGCATCGTTCTGTTCGACACGGAGGGCGAACGTGACTCCGCTACTGGACTATACCCCCTGGCTGCAGTCATTGAGAACCTGCAAGGTTGCTACGCTTCTGGCAGGACCTCAGCGGAGGAAGCTACAGAGACGGACGTGATGACTGCCGTCGCGAGTCAATCGGACTTTAAATCCGACAGCACCGGCATAGGCCGCTCTAACCGTTCAGTCCAGAAGAATAAGAAGTCAACCATCGGCGAAGTGTCCATAATGGTGCTAAAACCTCCTCTACTGTGTGTGTCAATAGTCTTGGCCGTCATAGCCATAATCTTGATACTAAAGAGAAGAATTAAAAGTAAAAACTGAAGCTAAGAGATTTTATTGATTTCATAAGCTTCTGCAAAAAAACAACTATGAACAGCTTAACAATAACACGTACTAACGGCAATATCCCTGCTCAGACTGAGGGCGAGGACCACATTAGCGGACTTCTCGTCTACGTGCCCGCTGCTGCCAACATTCCGTCTGGCTTCGCTACCGACGCCATTCAGGAAGTACGAACCATCAACCAAGCCGAAAGTCTCGGCATCGTGGACGACAGTCAAGACTGGTTCATCCAGATGGTGCACTACCAGCTGAGTGAGATTTTCCGTGTGAACAATAAGATCACTCTCTACGTGGGCATCTATGCTCAGAAGCAGACACCAGACTTCACTGAGATAAAGGCTATGCAGAACTATGCCGACGGTCGCATTCGTCAAATTGGCGTATGGGACGGTACGACAGCACCGACAGCGGCTAACATTGCTCTCATCGAGGCACAGGCCGATGCACTGGAGCTGGAGAATGCGCCTCTGAGTGTGGGCTATGCGCCTAAGGTGGCAAGCGTGGCAGCCTTACAGGCATTGACTCTGACAGCGGGCAACTCTGAGCGCGTGTCGGTCATCGTGGCACAGGAAGGCAGCGGAACGGGTGCAGCTCTCTACACAGCAGTGGCGAACAACACCGACCACAATTCGGTGTCATGTATCGGAGTGTGGCTCGCCCATGTGGCACAGGCTAAGGTCAACGAAAGCATTTCGTGGGTGAAGACTTTCCCAAGTGGTATCAGTCTGCCAGCCTTAGGCGACGGCACACTCATCCGCTCGATTGACAAGGCCATCATCGAACAGCTCGACCAGAAGCGTTTCCTATTCTTGACCCCTATAGTGGGCGTGAGTGGTTCGTACTGGAATGATTCGCACAACTGCGATGTGGCCACATCGGACTATGCTTACATCGAAAGGGTTCGCACCATGGATAAGGCGGTTCGCGGCATTCGTGCCAGCCTAACTCCTGAACTTGGCGGCAACATCTACATTGATGCCGCAACGGGCAAGATGCAGCCTTACACCGTCAGTCACCTTAAAACAACGGCTAACGCAGCCCTTGAACAGATGGAGAAGGATGGCGAACTTTCGGGCTACGTGGTGGAGATCGACGAAGACCAGGATGTGCTCACCACATCGACAGTGGAAGTCGTGATCAAGAACGTACCTGTGGGAGTCATGCGAACGATGAACGTGAAAATCGGATTTGTGAAGACAGTATAATTAAAATGTAGCAGGGAGCTATCTGCCTTAGTCACTCATAGGTTGTCATAGCTCCCCCTCTTAAACCAATCAGATTATGATAAACAACGGAATACCTTTAGTCAATGGTAAGCTTTACGACTGGGCAGACATCGTATTGACGATTGCCGGAGTGCCCGTGACCGGTGTTACAGGCATCGAGTACAAGGATGAGCAGGAAGTGGAAATGAAGTACGGCGCTGGCCGTTATCCTGTAGGTTTCGGCAAGGGTCGCATCTCGTGCGAGGGTAAGATCACTCTCTATCAGGAGGAGGTGGAAGCCATTCAGCGCCAAAGCCCGACAGGACGATTGCAGGACATTGCTCCTTTCAATATCATCGTGAGCTACCTACCCGACACGGGCATCGTCAGCACTGACAAGCTTCGTAATGTAGTGTTCAAGAACAATGGACGCTCATGGGGCGAAGGTGACACAGGAAAGACGGTGGAGATTGACCTCGCAATGAGTCACATAGAGTGGAACAAGTAAGAGAGTGAAGAGTGAATTTTAGTGAAGAGTGAAGAGTGAAGAGTGAAGAATGTATTTTAGTGAAGAGTGAAGAATTAAGATAAAACATAGAAGGACAATGGAAGATAAGGAAACAAAGACTACGTTCGACGGCAATGTGACCGAAGAACAGGTGAACCGCTGGAAGGCTCAGCACCGTAAGGTGATACGTATTGATGTGGTGGACGGTGACGAGTGTCACGTGGGCTACTTCAAACGCCCGTCCTTGGAGACAATGGGAGCCGTGGCAAAGGTGGCTAAGACGGACGATCTGAAGAGCATGCAAGTGTTGTTCGATGGTTGTTGGCTTGGCGGTTCGGAATATCTCCGCACAGATGCGTCACTCTTCGTGGAGTGTGGCAAGCAGCTCAATCTGGCACTCACTAACGTCATGGGCTCGCTAAAAAACTTATAGAGTCACACCTGTTGGCCGACGATGATAAGAGCGGCGAGGACAGCCTTCTGAAGGCCGCCGCCATCATCGAGGCTAATCTGCACAAAGACCCGTGGGCAGGTAGTGACGAAGATTTTGCCACGGACTACGCTGCGGCGCTATGGTTGGAGGACTGGAGGATGGAACGCTTCACGAATGGAATAAAAAAAGCTATCTGCGACCTATACGGGCGAGATAGCGACAAACGGTAGAGAGTAAAGAGCCACAAGTTCAGAGTCAACTCGCGACTTTTCTATCATCAAAACCATCCATACCAAGGAAGATGACTATTATCATCGAGGATTTCCTTAATACAAAGGTAGAACAAACGGATCATGCCGATGAACAAGAGCGTCTTCAACGTCCAGACGAAAGCAGTCTGAAGGATGCTGTCGC